TGGATATCCAGACGATTATTTGGGATTAGAATTGATATTTATTTATGATGATGAATCGAAAGAATTTGCTTTTGACGGGATAAACAGTTCTGCACTGTAAATTCTGATTTACCGAGAAAAAGGAGCGACTCAAATCGCTCCTTTTTAAATATTCAGTGCATTCCTCGTCAACCGATAAATCTCCAACCGTGACAATGCCTTCGGCGATTGATTCGTCTGATTCACCGTTTTCCGATTGTCTGTGTTGTAATAATTGTTCACCGTCCCACCGAAACTGTCGGGCAGCATTGCTCCGGAGATTCCATGCAAGCTGTAATTCAAATCAGAATCCATGGTCAGCTGCATGGCTTTTGCTACACCGCCTACGGCTTTCTCCACATACTTCTTGCTCTTGTCGATACCGTCTGCCAGTCCTTTCATAAAGTCCGGCATCCAGCTTTCGTAGTCTGTCAGAGGACCTTTGTCCGGGACGGAGAAGTGCAGGAAATCTCGAATGGTATCGGCAACATTGGTGACGCAGTCCGCCAGCCAGCCGATGGCACTCTGAATGCCGTCAATGATTCCCTGAATGATGTCCCGTCCCCAGTTCCAGGCATCGGAAGCCAGTCCCCTGATATATCCCACAGCGACATCGAATCCATTCTGAATGGTAGATTTGATGCCGCTGATTTTATTAGAAACCGCAGAACGGATGTTGTCCCAGATGCTGGACACCGTAGAAGAAATGCTCTGCATCACGTTGGAAATCGTACTCTTGATGCTGTTCCAGATGTTAGATACCACCGATTGGATGGCGTTCAGAACATTGGAAACCGCAGAACTGATCTGATTCCAGATAGACGATACCACAGAAAAAATGGCGTTCATCACACTGGAAATTGTGCCGGAGATGCTGTTCCAGATGGAAGAAACCACACTCCAAATCGCTGACAGGACAGACGAAATGAAACCAGATACCGCATTCCAAACCGTAGTCACTACATCTTGAATTGCCGTCAAGACCGTGGAAATCGTATTGGAGATGGCATTCCAGATGGTTTCAAAGGTCGTTCGGATGCCCTCTAAAATGGGGGTTAAAAACGCCACGATTGCATTCCAAATGGCACTGATCTTCTCCGAGATCCAGTCCATCACTCTGCCTACAATGATCTGGATGGCTTCAAAAATCGTCTGAAACAGATAGCCGAATGCTGTGATCAGCGGTTCTAAGGTGGTGTAAATGGCATTCCAAACGGTCGTAATGACGTTATGAATCGCCTGAAATACCGTAGAAACCACAGTGTAAATGGCATTGAAAATCGTGCTGAAAAAGTTGTAGATTCCAGTCCAGATGACAGTGAAGAAATCCCGGATCGCTGTAAATACGGTCGTTGCCACCGTCTGAATGGCAGTGACAATGGTAGTGAAGGTATTGGAAATGGATGTCCAGGTGTTGACGAAAAAGTCCCGGATTCCGGTAACGATTCCCGTGAAGAAGGAAGCGATGCTGTTCCAGGTATTCACAAAAAATGTTTTGATGGAAGTCCAGACTTCGTTCCAGCTTGTTCCGAACCACCCCAGCACCACATCTGCAATGCCTTTCAGGGTATTCATGATATTGCGGAACGCATTGACAATGAAGTCCCAGATAGAAGTAAAAATACCCTTGATACCGTCCCAGCACTGCTCCCAGTCGCCGGTAAATAGACCAATCAGCACATCAAGTGAATTTAAGAAAATATCTGCAAATCCAGAGAAAATATTGGAGATATTCTGAAAGACGCCTTCAAAAATGGGAGCCAGCAGATTGCACAGTCCATCCCATGCCGCTTTCAGCACATCGGTGAAACTCTCAAAGTCGAATCCCAGAGCATTTAACCGGTCAGTGATGCCCTGTGTCAATCCGGTAAAGGTGCTTTTGATCTGTTCCCAGATGGCGATGATATTGCTTTTGAATTCGTCATTGGTTTTCCAGAGATGCACAAAGGCAGCCACCAGAGCGGCAACAGCTGCGATAATGGCAAGCAGCGGACCAAGTGACACACCCAACGCTCCGGTAATGGCTCCAATGCCACTCTGCACAGCCGAGAAAAGGGCAGGCAGTTTGGACACTGCGGAAAAGACTGTTCCCACGCTGGAGATGGTCTTTCCAAGCACCACCAGCATCGGACCCAGAGCAGCAGCTATCAGTGCAATTTTCGCAATGGTTTCTTTTGTCTGTGGGTCTAATTGGTTCAGCTTGTCCACCAGTTCCTGAATACGGGAAACAATGGAGCGAATAGTGGGCATCAGAATGTCAGAAAAGGAAATCGCCAGTTCTTCCAGCTGGGACTTCAAGATGGTCACTTGTCCGGCAAGGTTATCCTGCATGACAGCCGCCATTTTTTCAGTCGTGCCATTGTAGCCGTCTACTGTATCTGAACAGGTATCAATGGCATTGGACAGTTTTTCAAAGTCCGCCGGGGAACCGTTGATGATTGCCAGCATACCGGACATTGCCTCTTTGCCAAACAGCGATGCGGCTGCCTGTGCCTGTTCTGCCTCAGAAAGACCGCCCAATTTCTGTCGGAGTTGTTCCATGAGTTCCCGCAGAGAATACATCTTGCCGGAACTATCTGTCAGAGAAATGCCGTACTGTTCCATGGCAAATGCTACCGTATCTGTTGGCTTTGCCAGATTGGTAATGGCGGAACGCAGTGCTGTACCAGCCTGTGAGGATTTGATACCGGCATTCGCCATCAGTCCGATGGCAATGGCAGAGTCTTCGGCAGAATAGCCCAAAGAGCCCAGTACCGGAGCAGCATACTTGAAAGTTTCGCCCATCATGCTGACGTTGGTATTGGCATTGGAACTTGCAGCCGCCAGAATATCCGCAAAGTGTCCGCTGTCCGAAGCAGACAAACCGAAAGCAGTCAGAGCATCCGTGACAATGTCCGAAGTAGATGCCAAGTCCTCGCCGGAAGCGGCAGCAAGATTCATAATGCCTTCGATACCGCTGAGCATATCGTTGGTTTTCCAGCCTGCCATCGCCATGTAGTTCATGGCTTCCGCAGCTTCACTCGCTGAAAATTTTGTTTTGCTGCCCATTTCACGTGCTTTTTCCCGGAGAGCATCCATCTCTGAACCGGTCGCACCCGAAACAGCTGCCACCTTTGACATGGCAGAATCAAAATCCGCACCAGTTTTTACGGCAATCGTTCCCAGAGCCGTGACACCGGCGGTGACGGGCAGCAGCTTTTGTCCCACACCGGAAATTTTGTCCCCGGCGGACTGCAGCGTTTCTCCCAGAACGCCCATCTTTTCCAAGGCGGTGTGAGAATTGTTTGCTTCTGTGGTCAGGCGTTTCAGTTCATTTTCAGTTTCGATGATCTCACGCTGTAAGGCATCATACTGCTGCTGTGAAATTTCACCATTTGCAAGAGCAGTGTTTGCCTGTTCTGCCGCAGTTTTCAGTACTTCCAGCTTTTCTTTGGTGGCAGACACCACATCTGCCAGCAGTTTGTGCTTCTGGGACAAGAGTTCGGTGTTGGTGGGGTCAAGTTTCAGCAGTTTCTGCACATCTTTCAGCTGTGTCTGTGTCCCCTTGATGTCCCGATTGACACCTTCCAGGGCTTTGGATAGCTTGGTGGTATCGCCGCCGATTTCTACGGTAATGCCTTTGATGCGGTTTGCCATAAATTTCACCCCCTTATCAAAATTTATCAAAGTCACTCTGATCCGCTAACATATGATATTTGTATTCGTCATTCTCCCGTTCGGTGAACATATCATTCACCAGACCAATGGTCAAAAAATCCAAATCGACCATTGACAAACCAAGCTGAACGCACCGCAACAAAAACAGCGGTGTGGTCATCGGTCGGTCAATCGGGCGATGTTTTTTTTAGACTTGACCTGTGTTTCTACGTTTAAACCCCAGAGGTCGATCAGCTGCGGCAAGATCTCATAGATGCTGAACGTGTTAAACTGTTCCAGCCATTCATCCGGAGAAGCCGGAACGGCTGGATCAGCGTGCTTCGCCATGATGTAGGCGATATTCTCAAATACTTCAAGGCTTTCAATGTCCAGTGCAGAGGATTCCTCTGTATTTTCTCCTACAGACTTTTGCAGTGCTGCAAAGTCCTGATAAATATCTCTGCGGAATTTCAGACGATACAATCTGGGAACTGCTGCACTTGCCTTGAACGGCACATCAATGCCGTCAATGGTGATGTTCTTCTGAATTGCCATGCTGCACCCTCCTTATGCTTTCACAGTGGTCTTGGAAGCCGTTCCGGCTGCCGGTGTGTATACGTTCTTGTACCAGCCATCATAAGTAGAAGCATCTGTGGATTCACAGGTCTTTGCCTTTACCAGACCGTTGGGCAGTGCTGAAGCCTTGATGGAGATGGTTTCTGTTTTTACTTCCTTGCTGTCCTCGGTAGTCTGTCCCTCTGTTGCCGGACGGGAGGCGGAACAGCAATAGAGAACATGACGAATTTTCCGCTTATCTCCGGTGAATTCAAACAGCAATGCAAACTGCGATACTTCATCATCATTTCGTTCCACCAGAACGCCGTTGCTGTCCAGGATTTCTCCCAGAATATCCGTGGAAAAATCTGTGGGAATCAGGGCGATTTCCAAATCACCTTCATAGCCGGAATTGTTGGAAATCACATAGTATACGATGTCGTCGGCATAAAAATTTTCG